CCCGTTCCAGCAGAATTCTGGCCAATGACCGCAGCACCCGCTGTCAGTAGGTTCTCAATCTCAATGTTAGTAAAGCCCTTCCCAGTTCTCGTAATAGGCAATTGTGGTATAGTGCTATTGAAATAAGGTAGTGATGCAAGAGCAGTCCCTCCAAATTGATCCCGTGATGCCGTAGTAGTAAGATACTGAGAAATTGAAGCATCAGTAGTTAGTCTCAATCCGCGAAGAGCAGCAAATGACGTAGCAATAACATACGGTGACTCTGGCATAGCAGGTCCGAAGTAAGACAGTACATCGGATACGGACTCATCAGCTAGTGCAACCAATGATTTACTATTTAAAGCAGATACTGCACTATCAATATTAGCAAATGTATCAACATAGGTAACAAAAGCAACACCATCAAGGATGCTGTTATTAGCATTGAATCTACCATCTAGCCATGTCGATACCATTCCAGCTGCCGATATATATGGGCAGACAACTCCTTGGTACCTATTATTCCCAACAGTATCAAATATTGCATCTGTTGCCAACGCAGTAGGATCAGTAGCACCAGGAACCGATGCGGCAATAGTAATGCTAGTCAGCCCAGCAATAGCTCCAGCAAATACACCATCTGCAACCACGCCAACTGGCATATCATTGCCAACTGTACCATCATGATTATATGTCAGCGTAATCACGCCAGCAACTGGGGCAGAAGTAAACTGATTATCAAGATCTGCATTGATAGCATTTGACATAGCCAAAGCCATTACAGTTTCACTATCGCCACTCGCCACAGAAGCCACTACTTTATGATTTTTAGCAGACCCAGCGATAACGGTAATAGTTCCTGCCTCAGTAGCAGTTCCGACAACAGTCATAGTATAAGCTGCAGCCGTACCAGCCGCATCAGCAAGCGGAATAGCATCACACTGAACCTGGGGAGCAATACGCTTAAACGCGCGAACCATTTCAGCAAGGTGACTATCCCTTTGAAAGAGGGCGTTTTCCTCACCAGAATTACCGATGTCTTCAACTAGAACTCCATCGGTTGCAGTGCCTGCAATAAATTGGCCTACCAGCAAAACCTTCTGCGCTTTGTTAGCAACCTCAAGGTCAGCACTAACTAGGCTCAGGCTCACCGAAGGCTGTAGGATTTCATTCGCCATTAGTGTCTACCTCTTTGGTTGTCTTCTTCTTTTTAGTTTCTATCACAATTTCACAGCAACCATCAATAGCAGAATCTCGCAATCGACGCCGCCAGAAATTTTCAATGGGAACATCACCTTGTGACTCGATATTAACGATGTCACCAGCTTTGTGCCCAGAAAAATTCTTATTGATCTTAATCTTCATTATAGCTCCGTGTCGTCCAAGTCGATAAGGTCATTAGCATTCTCAGCACCAGTGCCAAGATCTGAATCGAAGGTTGAATCTATATCACGGAAAGCAACATCCGCATCATAGCCACTAGTGTCCTCAAAAGTAAATTCAGTAGATGCTTCAAAGTTAAAAACATGTACGTACAAAGAGCCATCATATTGATCAATGCTATGATCTACAAATATCAGCGGCTCACTATTTCCTGCATATAAATTTGTATTGAATCTGTAAAATACTATTGACTTTGTGATAGCTAGCAAAAGTATTGACATTTCATCACGAATCTTACGACCAGCTATTTCATCTTTGGTATTGCTAACTACATATATTGATACAGCTTCTTGTATCTGCTGCCTAAAGAAATTTGATCTAGTCCGGTTGCTAGTCAGATCAGTATTTGTAGTTCTATCCTTTGATGCACTAGCAGACCCAAGCACTACGAACATCCATGCCTTCTCTACGCTTTGCTCAGTATATCCTGCTAGTGATCTCTGCATGTTCGCACTTGCGCTTATTCTCGTGTTCGTCTTTGCCTGACCGCCAGTCGAAGTTCCTGCTAATGAACCAGGAGTAGATACTGTAAATATAGTTGGGCTAACTATACTCGCCACTTGGAATAAACCATTATATGCTTGATCATATCTAGCGGAATCTAGTAACTCACCTCCTGTGGTAGAGGTGGCTCCTGAATCTGCTATGGTGAATTTAATAGTGCGCCTATTGACTATTTGTATAACTGCAAATGTTCCATTAAAATTAGCATCTGCAGCGTTTGCAATAGTAATTGTTATTGCTATCGCTTTAGTTAGATCATGATCAACAGCTGTTACTAAAGTTCCTACAGTAAGCACTCTACTCAAAGTAGATTGGTCAATAGGAACTATAACATCCGTGATTAAAACTGGGTCTCCAACTGATAGATTATTATCAGTAGAAGTTTGAACCGTAGAAACGCTCGCAGCATTCACTATAGTAGTTATAGTGAAAACATCTGAAAAAAGATCCGTGTATTTAGGAACTTCAGAAGTCAGTCGCTCTGCTACATCACTAGCGATCAAGTTTTTCTAACCTTCTTTCAAAGAACGTTTCAAATTGCATGTTCTCACCATCAGGAGAATCCAATACATTCCCAATCGATGGTCGTGGAAGTATGCCGCCATATCCAAATTCTATTAGTGCATATTCAGGAGCATCTCTATTAGGATTAACTCCATAACCGATCTTTAGATTCTCAGTTCCTTGAACTTTAAAAGCTAGTGATCTTCTAAGAACTCCACTAAGATCAGCATGCGTTTCAAAAGGGGCACTCGCTTGATGCCTTACTCTTCTGCCTCGCTTTCTAACAAAATAAACATTACCACTTTTTTGGGATACATCTTTAATATTTGCGCTAATTTCTTTCTTTAACTCAACGCCCATGAAGTAAAATGTTTCTCTAATTGTCTTACGAACATTACTAGATTGCAATCTGATTTGTTCAAGAGTTTTTGGAGTAGGGCTATCAGTTTCAAAAGAAATAATCATGCCTTGGCTGCTTCGTTTAATCCTCGATCAGTACAATTAAGTTTCATATATTCTTTTCTATTATCAAAATTCTCTACGCTTAATACTTTGAATCTTCTACCATCTTCTGATTGAACAAAAGTTTCTGAGTCTACTACAGAATCATATCTAATATAAATTTGGTGTGTAGAGTTAACATCACGACCAACATCATCCATAACTAGTTTGCCGTCTTTAGTATGGATAGAAGCCCATCTAGAATTTCCTGCAAAAGCCTCAGTGAAATCTATACTGCCAAATACAGGAGGAGTAATTGATCTAGTGTGAAGCAAAACTCTATGGTGCATATCACCAACGTTTACTTTACGCTTATTTACATGGATCCTAGTATCTGTTGTTGTAGCACTCAAAAATTTGGAATCCTAACATTGCTATAAAAATTGCTTCCTCTAGCCAATCTTTCCATAAGAATAGAATCACCACGATTCTCATAAACGTCAGCTATGTGACGGAGCATCGCCATAATTATCTCATCAATTCTTTTATCTGCTTGGGTCGTAAAATTTATTAATACTGCATCAGTAAGATTAGGATCTATATCAGTAGGCCATGATTGATCGTTAGACAATCTTATGATGGGATATAGATCACTACGATTCAATTCATAAATAGTATCTGCTACAATTACTGATCCACCAGAAACTATATATTGAATATCATCTATTGTCGCAATTGGAGTGCGCCTTATCTCCCAACACGAAGATGGGAAGTCATCATCAAATGCACGCCATTGATTGATTCTTAACTCTCTTCCAGTATGCCTTTCTGCAAAAACAGTAACACCATCTACTAATTTAGTAATCATGTTATCGTCGGCAGCAGTCTCTACTTTTAAATAATCTTTAGCAGTAGCTACTGATATTGGCAATGCACCAAAAGAATTTATTTCATATCGAATCACGTCGCCTCGATGACTTTTTCTTATATTCCTTTGTGATCTCAATGACTTCTTCAACGTAAGATTCTGCATGACCAACTTCAATCAATCTCGCAGCAAGCTTATCGTGAGCATCAATAACATCACCTACAGAATACTTTACCTGTGGCAAACGAGGTGACCCATCTACTGCTGCTCTACCACTCTTAGTGCATTTAATTTTAGTCATAAAATAACTCCATGTAGATAGAGCCGCCACCCCTGCAAGACCCCCTCTGGTCTAGCGGGAGATGGCGACTCTACCCAATTTCTATCACGGACCGACTTGTGCCGTTACTGGCGTAGTCTTCGGATGGCCCAAAATGCAAACAACACCATGACTATGAGTAGTCCAAGTAGCGGTTTCAACACTACTCACCCTAACG